GGGTGGACCATTGGAAGCTTATTTTTCCTATAATAAATTTAGCGTAAGGTTAAAAACTAAAAACTTTACTCCTAAAGAGGAGCAAATAATAAGGAAGGCGGCCTATTTTATGTGTTACGCCCTAGGATTACCCACGTTTAAAAAATTTTGCCTTAATTACCAATACAAAATTAAAACTTGGTATTGGGATGGTTTAACTAGGAAATACTATTATAAAAAATATAGAGGATTCCATGAGACTAATGGAAAGTCCCAAATTGAAGTTTATAACCACCTAATGAGTGGGCAAGAGATGAGGCCAGAGGAAACAACCCCAGACCAAGAGGCCGATATGTTTTTAAAAATCGATAGGTCTGATGGGGGAAATGTCATTGGGTACACTTATTCAGGGAGTATTTGGCAATATATTTATCAATGGGTTTTGGAGGAAAGAAGCGCTGAGTATGTTGCTGGAAATCTTGCTCACGAATGGGTTCATAAATGCGGCTATTCCCATTCTAAAAATTCACCTACCTTTAGAAAGGCCCATAAATACCATACTGTTAGTTATGCCGTAGGTAAGTATGTAAGGGATTTCTTAAAAAAAAGGTAGAGATTAAAAAGAGTTTAATCATGGAAAAGAAAAAAAAGAAGGTAGGGAAACCGACTAGTTATAAAAAAAGATATTGTAAAGACATTATTGATTTTTTCAATATTGAACCAGTGAACAAAAAAGGGTTGCCGGTTAAGCCGCCCATGTTTGGAGCATTTGCCAGAAAAATTGGGGTTTATCATCAAACTATGTTGGACTGGGTAAAGAAGTATCCAGAATTTAACGAGGCCTATAAAGAAGCTAAAAATATGCAACAAGAAATTATAATTGTTGGTTGCTTGTTGAATGCCTATAGTGCTTCATTTGGTCGGTTCACGATGAAAAACATTTCTGACTGGAGAGACAACATTGATACTCATGTTTCTACAGACAAAGGTGGTTTTAAGTTAGCTTACTCTTTAAAAGAGGGTGCTAAATGATTCCAGCTTTAACAGAATTTGACCCCTATGCTATTAGATGGCAAGGGGAGACCATAAACGATATTAGAAACCAATACGATTATACTAAGGGAACCCACGAGCTTTTATTAAGTGGGTCCGTGGGAAGTGCCAAGAGTGCCTTCATGGCCCATGTTGGGATAACACATTGCTTATTTTTCGAAAAAGCAAAATGTTTAGTAACTAGAAGATCAAGACCAGATTTAGAAGAAACTTTGTGGCGTGAGTTATTAGATCATATAGAGGGATGTCTAACAGAAGGGCACGACTACGAAGTAAATAACGCAAAAATGAAAATTTCATTCTCGAATGGTTCGGAAGTTATTACCCGAACTTTTGCAGATGGGAGATATAAAAAGTTCAGATCGCTAATACTCTCCATGGCATTAATAGAAGAACTTACTGAAAACGATGATATGGAGTTTTATAAAGAAATTAGAATGAGAGTAGGCAGGGCGGTTCACGTTCCAGAACATTTAATAATCGCCGCCACCAATCCAGCAGATCCATTGCATCCAGCTTACAAGTATTTTATTAAGTCTAAGAATCCGTTAAGGCACGTTAAATATAGCATTACTTCCGACAATCCTTTTTTACCCTCTAGTTACATAGAAGGTCTTAAAGAGTCTATGAGTCCCAGAGAAGCGAGAAGAATGCTCGAAGGGGAATGGTTGGAACTCTCCAGAGATGTTATTTATTACAACTATTCTAATGAAAAAAATTTCAGGGATTATAGAAAAGAGATAGATCCCAAATACCCAATTGACCTAATGTTTGATTTTAACATTGCCGCAAATAAACCCATGTCGTCGGCGGTAGGTCAGCATATAGATGGAGAGTATCATATCTTAAAAACTTTTATTATAGATGGTGCTAGAACCTTGGATATCATGGAAGAGATGGATAATTATGGAATATTTGGTCATAAATGTCTCTATAGGGTCTTTGGCGATGCGACTGGAAACGCAAGGGATACACGAAGTAAAAAAAGTGACTACGACATCATTGAGGATTATTTAAAAAATATAGTTAGATATCAGATGAAAGTTCCAGCTTCCAATCCACCGGTAAGAAAGCGTCATAACCTGATGAATGCTCTTTTTGAAAATGGTAAAAGGGTAACTAGGTTCTATGTATATAAAGACGCTGAGGAGGCAGACGAAGGTTTCAGGCTAAGTAAATTACTGCCTAAGTCTAATTATGTGGAAGATGACACTTTTCGATATCAGCACATTACAACAAGCTGTGGTTACTACTGTTCTTTTCTAGAGTCCTTGGGCAGTAGGCGAAGCCGAACGATACAACTTTGACTTGACTTGCAAATGTTCCACGTGGAACATTTTATTAATAAATTCACGGCCTTAATGTTCCACGTGGAACAAATTTTTTAAAGGAATAAAAATGGCGTTAATCGACGATACTAGAAAGCTAACGAGCTACATAAGCGAGAACAAGCAATATACTAATTATAATTACGAGCTTTTCGATATTTATGAGGGCAATTTAAAACCCTATGTTGAGAAGATTCTTAGAGATAGTTTATCGGAAAACTACTTTTCCCAAATCAAGCACAGAATTTACCCAATCAATATTCTTAAAAGAATTATAGATAAAATTTCCAAATCTTATTCACATAAACCTACAAGGGAAGCATCTAGCGACCAAAATATTTTAGAATTTTATGAGACTGCTTATATGTTTGATCAGAAAATGAATTTTGCTGATGAATTTGCAAACTTATTTAAAGGGTATGCGCTGGAACCATATATTCAGAATGGAATTCCATCTTTAAGAGTTCTACCATTTGATAGGTTTCTGGTTCAGAGTGGTAATATTATAGACCCCACGGTAATGACTCTTTTTTATAAGTATTTGGGCAAAATTCCCAAGAACAAAAACGGCCAGACGGTAAGTGTAGATTTATGGTTCGTATATTCCCCTACGGAATTTGTGGCAATTGATGAAGATGGGGACATTGTCCCAGATTATATGGTGGATGGCGACGGCAACCCATTAAGCGGTGAGAACCCTCTGGGATTTATCCCTTTCTATTATGGAAATAGATCTTATTATAAGATACTACCGACCCAAGACACTGACACTTTAGCGCTTGCCAAATTGCTTCCTGTTCAAATTTCCGATTTAGCTGGAACAATCCTTTTTCAGTGCTTTTCTATATTTTATGGTGTTGATGTCGATTCCGAAAATATGATTATGTCTCCTAATGCTTTTTGGGGTCTTAAAAGTGATCCCCAGAGTGGACACGCTCCACAGGTGGGGACCATTACACCGAGCGCAGACGTTAACAAAGTTCTAGACTTTATCAAAGACGTTTTTAGCACGTGGATGGAGTCCCGAGGGATAAGGGTAGGGGCAATGTCAAGAACACAGGGCGATTTTAATATGTCCGGTATATCTAAAGTAATTGATGAAATGGACACCTACGAAACAGTTAAGAAGCAAATCGAATTCTTTAAAAAAGATGAATATAATTTCTGGCAACTACAAAAAAACATGCATAACTATTGGCTGGAAAGTGGGGAGCTAAAGGGGATGTCTAGGCTACCCGATAGCTGGGAGGTCATAACAGAATTTGACGAACCTAAGCCAGTGGTTTCAAGAAATGATGAGATCGATTATACGATAAAAGAAAGGGAAGGGGGGATTATCTCCCAAGAAACGGCAATAAAAAAACTTTATCCAGACTGGAAAGACAAGGAAGTCAAGGAAGAAATAAATAAAATTAATTCAGAGCAATTTGGAGACATAGGGGGGACCGATGGCATGGCAGAGGTTTAAAGTCAATCTTAGAAAAGGACTTGGAAAGGCCCAAAGACAGGCGATAGGGCTGGAAATTATCCAGCATATTAAAAAGAGGACTTCCGAGGGAAAAGACAAGACTGGCAACCCATGGAAGGGCAAAGCAGGGGAATACTCGAAAGCGTATAGAAATAGCTTGGATTTTAAGATTGCAAAAAGATCGGGGGGAGTTGTTAACCTAGAACTTTCCTCTGAGATGATGAACTCTATAAAGGTCCTATCGAACAGGTCGGGAGAGTTGTTGATTGGATATGATAAAAGCGACTCTAAATTAAACGGAAAAGTAGAGGGCAATCGATTAGGCACTTATGGGCAAAATAAGGCAATTCGGGGCAAAAAAAGGGACTTTTTGGGCGTAGAACGTGCAAAATTGACCGAAATTCAAGACAAATATGACTTTTCTCGAGAAAAAAGACAGACAGTTCAGGAGAGAATAAATAAAATTAGTTCAATATTAGGGTGACAAAATGTCTATAGAAAAACAACTTAACGACATTATAACAAAGCGCATTGATGCAATATCAAAAAATGCTGTCACAGATCAGGTTTTAAAAAAAGTCGGGGAAGGAGCAACGCAACAAATTATAAAAAGGACTCGACTAGGTAAAGGAGTCCGGCCGGTAGGGGGGTCAGTTTTTAATTTACTGCCTCTAAAAAATTCGACTGTGGACTATAGGGACCGATACGATTTTAATCTATCTAACTTCACGACTCCAACTAGATCCAACTTAACAGCAACCGGCCAGCTATTAGATAGCATTACCTACAGAGTCTTTAGGGCTGGAGGAATCAAGGGTATAGAACTCTTCTTTAAGGAAAATAGAAGGAGGGAATTAAGTGGGGGACCAGCGAGGACTACACACAAAGAAATAAACAGGCACGTAGAAAAAGGGGGTAGACCATTTTTCTACTTGGCCGATTTTGAAATAGAAAAATTAAAGGGAATTATTTTTCAGGAGC